TTGGTGTGGTTCGGGCAATAGAAGTACAGCGTGTCAGGCGCAGAGGAAGGAACTTCCCACTCAATGATGCGAGCTTGGCCATTGTAGGTTGCGTGGTCGCTTACCCAGGTAGCATTCGTCGTAGTCTTAACCGCGAACGGTGCCGTAGCTGTAGGGTCGCCCATCATGAAGGTCATGCCTGTAGAGTAAGGCGTACCGTTTGAGTGCGGCCCACCAGATACTTCAGAGAGCTGAAGCGGGTGGCTGTTGTTAGTAGTGGCAAGCTGATGAAGGCGGTATGTGCGACCGCGAACAAATGTGAGCTCGGTCACGTTTGTTGTAAGGTCGTCGTTCACAAACTTGTTCTGACCGTCGATGCTCGCAACTGCGATGCCGACTGGTTGCGCGGCGTAGCTCTTTGAGGTGCCCCAAGTCAGCCCGAGGTCTGAAGTGTTGTATTTTTCCCCACCTGAGACAACGATCACGAAGTTCGAACCCTCTGCTCGGATGTCCACAACGTCGTCGTAAGTCACACCAGTTGGGAAATCGAAGACGCTGTAGCCAGTAACAGGGAATGGAGCCGCAGCAGTGTAATCTGTGTAGGCTACTTTGTTTCCGCTATAGGCAATGTATAGCTTGCCTTCGTTCGCAGTGGAGCCCTCGATTGCAGCAGCTCCGATCATGTAACCAGAGATGCCAGTGGGAGGAGACATCGTGTTCGACTGGAACTCAGCCTGCGTTTGCGGCGTGTCATCGTTGGAGATGTAGTTGAAGCCCGTCGTCGTGCCGATAATGAAACGCTCTTCTGCGGTCTTGACGCCAGCAATCTTGCTGATCGCGCCCAAGCCCCATGTGAAGGCCGAGCCGTAGGTGGCTGCTGTAGAGCGGTAGTCTGCAATAGAGTTTACAACAGAACCCGCACCGCCTGGAACACCTTGAACATAAGAGAGCGCAAACGCGCCTTCTTGGTTCGTCGCCCAAAGGATGTTGTCCGTTGCAGTCTGGCCGTAGGTAGTAGCCGCTGTAGTGGCGGCTCCGCCAGAGAAGTAGTTGTCAAATGTATATACGCCGCCGTCAGGAGCGGAGCGAACGTAGAGCTCACCACCATTATAAAACGGGAGAGGGTTGCCAACTGCCGATGGGTCACTAACCAAGAAGAAGTTGCCGTCAGCATTCGCTGTTTGCAAGGTTTCAATCTTTTTAGAGGCGATTGGGTTCGAAGCAGTGTTAGCAGCCGGCGGATCAACAGGAGTGGTCTTGAGCGCAGTCATCATCTTGGATGTGCTTTTGCCGATCAAGTCCAGTGTGTTGTCGGTATCAGCGTCAACCCATGCCTTGTTATAGTTCAGAGGGGAGAGGTAATCCTCAAAGTCCCGCGTCTGATATTCTTTGTCCGAAACGTACACGTTTACAGTCGCGGCGTTGGTGCCGTTATTCAGTACGTTCAAGTTAAATGTCGAAGTTCGAGCGGCTGGGACTGTATAAACAACCTCAGTATCACGCGCGTTTACGACCTTTTTTCCTAATAATCCGTTTGCCATGTTGTCCTCTTAACTTTGCGACAGGAAGAAGACCTTGGACGGAGACATCTGGTAGGCATTAAGCGCCGACTGGATGCTTGTCTGAAGGCCGTTGAGAGCGTTTTGCTCAGTTACAGACGCGGCTTGTACAGCCGAGACCTGAGTTGCACCCTCCTGCGTAACTTCCGCAGTTCTATTGGCGCTCTCTGCCTGGATGGCAGAAATTTGTGCAGTACCTTCAGCGGATACAGCCGACAGATTGGCGTTCCCGTTGAAGATTTCTATCATTCTCGTGAGGTACACGAGATCAGCGTTGGGTGTCGCAGCGTCTAGGTTCTGGAGCCGGGTAGATAGCTCGTTGGCTAAGGACTGCTGGTCACTTACTGAAACATTTGGCATTAGAGGCTACTCCCGTTGAATAGTTCGCCATGGATTTGCGCGATGAGGATGCCCTGCGCAATCGTGGTTGGTGTCGTCTGGAACGCTTGGTTCGCGTAAGTCTGGGCGTTGTCGCGAGCAATCTGCGCTGCCGCAAGAGCGGCTTGAGCCGCGTCACGAGCACCTTCCGCATCAACCTCAGATGCAGCAGCCGCAGTCGCGGATGCTTCTGCGTCAGAACGCTTTGCCTCCATGTCGGCGAGAGCAGTGGCCTTGAATGACGCTAGGTCAACGAAAAGATCAGTGAAGGAAGCAATCTCTTGGTACTCGGCGTCGGTGCCAATGCGCAGCTCAAGAGTTTGAGTTGCGGCAACTTCGCCCGCTGCTGGAGTGTTTACATAGCGAAACTCGAACGTGTCGATGTCACCAGTGGCCTCATCGAACAACTTGCCCATGAGTTGAGCAAGCGTAAGGTTGCCCATCTCCGCATCTTCAAGATAGGTATCAAGAAGATGTAGCCCCGTGTTGGCGGAGCGGAAGTTTAACTGCTCTGAAGGGACGCGGGTGCGTGCCATCGGTTACTCCTCGTTTGCCAGTTGACGTAGCTTCGCAACCCGAGATGAGGACATCTGAAGAAGCTCCTCTACGTCATTAACGCGGGCGGTAAGCTGGCCAACATCGCCTTGAGAACCTTCGCGTATGCCCAACAATGCACTGCGGATCGCTGTCATGTCGTCCCGAATTGGTTTTAATTCTTCATTGATGCGAGCGTTGACGTATTCGCGGATCACGCTGTCAACTTGTGATGCCCATACTCGGCTGTTCGCGTTCATCGCTTGTCTCCTATCGGAACGAGGTTGCCCTTCTGGACCTCTCTCTCAATTTGCTGTTGGGGCTGTACGGATGCGCCGCGAGCTTTCTCCATCAGCATCATCTGTTGAGAAGGCGTCGGACCTTCGGCCTGTTGCTCCTTGCCGATCTTAAACTGGTCAAGGTCGCTAACACCCATGGAACGAATGGCCTCTTCAACGATCTTGCCCGAGTTGTATTCCATCGCCATGCCAGTTTCGTTAAGTGTTTTCAGCATGTTGATCCATGTCTCGGCATTGCGAGTGGGCTCAAGGGGCAGGGTTCCGTCTACGACAAGGTAGTCAATGTCGCCCTGGATTTCAGATATGTTGAAGTCGAGATAGCCGTCCTCAACCATCGAAGCGACAGCAGATGCGCTATCACTGTCACTGATACGGATAGAACCTTCCTTCGAGAAGAAGTCTTGGATGTTCGATGTCATCATCCGAACCATCGGGCGAACCGATGTGGCACTGATAATGCGGGAAAGAACGCCGAGACGTTGAGAACCAAGCTGTGTCAATCGCTGGATTTCCGTAGCAGTACGAACACCGCCCTCGGCAGTAGGCATACCCTGCTGGGCGTCGGAAGCAGCACTAAGCCTTTGCTTTAATTCGGACATGGCGCCGATGTCGTTCCAGTGGCCCCTGGTCACATCAGGTACGTTGGCTATGAATACGCCCTTGCCAGGTTCAACTCCAGGCATCGTTCGAACAATGCCGTGAGGGTTGCGGTCAATAAGATCATTGATCGCGATCTGGGTAGGATCAGCAAAGATCAAGTTGGTAAGGCTCGCTTGAACATTGTCGATGCGAGAGCGCAATAGCCATGTAGAAATATCGTGCAGCGGGAGTAGCAAGTCGTAGAGAGACTGGCCGTAGGTCTTGTGAGCGTCGTGGTAGAGGCCGCCGATCACCGTAGGGAACTGTCGCCCGTAGGGATTGAGCTGCGCCCGGATAACTACGCCTTCGTCAAGAATGGTTACGACCATGTAAAGGTGATCGAGCTGCGGTAGGTTTACCTCGTAGCCGGCCAAACGTATCCAGCACTCGTCTACGATGCGGCTGTCACCCAGCGTGAAGAACGAGCCGCCATTCTCGCGGCGGTTCCTCTCGGCAGGGTCAATGCTTAGTCCTCTTCCGGCCTCGGCGTGCCAGCGGTGTCCGTCCCAGCCACCAGCCGGAGGTGTGAGCCGGTTGCGGAGGGCTGGGTACTTGGCGAGCTTGGGGTATAAGCCTGTCTGGAGGAGAGCGTCATAAGATGAGAAATCAGAGAAGATGATGTACTGCATCCGCTCCCAATCTCCCCACTGGACGCGGGGGTCGTGGAATACGCGGCGCGGGTCGAAGTTGGTGATTTCGTTTGATCGGGTGTTTGCGTTCCATGTGACTTTGGTGGGCGCATACCCGTATCGGATACAGTCCAAAAGATGTTGGGCAATTCGGGCCTCCCCTGCCGTCCGGCGCATTTGCTGGTGGAGAAGGCGCTCAATGATCGCGGAAGACTTCCGAGACTTTCGGTTGAGACCTTCAAGTTGGAACATAGGATTGCGGCCCGTAAGAGCAGCCATCAAATATGTAAGAACAGTGTCGGCGATGGCGCGAGTATCCGCGATGACCGCCTTCTCCTTGAAAGATGTAGCGTCCGGGCGAACATAAACGTCGTGGGCGCGGTCGGCCTGCTTCCAATGGTCGTAGCGTCGAGAGATGCGGTCGTAAGACATCTGCATCGCAGACTTGACGTATTGGACAAGACGCTGCTCCTGCTCATCCGATAGGAGACTTGCAATGTCTTCGTAGCTCGTTAGAGCGTCAGCGTGCTCCGAAAGATCAACGACAATGCCGTCGTTCAATGGAGTGAACTCTGCGCGATAATTTGTAAAGTTAGAGGCCATGTTTTCTACTTACTCTTATCTATTGAGGCCCGTCGTCCTCACTCCCCCCAACCGCGCCACTGCGAGCCGGAAACATTCAAGTCCGACTTTGCGATAAACAAAGATGACTTGTCGTCCGTGCTGAACGGAGGAGGGACGTAATACGAACCCGTTGTGGGAGTGCGGGCCAGTACGTCGAGACCCATGGATAAGGCGTCCACCATGTCGTCGTGCTTGCCGGAGGGGAAAGTCTGGCACTCATCCATAAAAGGGTCGAGCCATGGAGCAACCTCGGGCAAGAATACGCGGCCACCCTCGATGAGAGGCAGCACAGCGTTGAGACGGGACACCTTGTCAGAAGCAACCCGGTAAGGAATGACAGAGACGCCACTCTCACGCTTGAGCTCTTGGATCAGAGATTGCCCAGAGGCCTTGTCCTCGACGTAGATGCCGCGAAGACCCCGACCGCGCCACTCATTGTTAAGCACAATCATCCGACGCTTGAGGTCAGGGAACTCAAAGCGGTCGCGGATGGCATCTACGAGGTAAATGTCGCCGTTGCTGTCGAGGCCCATGACCATCATTACGCTGTAGTCGCTGTTCTGCTTGGCCTTGAACGCCGTGTCGGCGGCAATGATGAGGGATGTGAACCGCTCAGGCTTCATATCGGGCGGATAAGTTCGCCACCAGTTAGACTTAATTAAGTTTCCGCCCTGGATGAAAGGCGATTGCTGGTAAAGACTGGCAAACTCGCGAGGGTTAAGGCGTTCGCGGCGCTCTAACTCCTCAAGGGGGAAACGCTCGGGCCAAAGGGCCGTGCGCTCCGTCTTGTAAATGAAACGCTTGCGCTTGGTTATCTTGGACGCCTCGTTCGGTGGGAGGTAGTCAGGGTGATCCGCAGCCAAATAAGAGCGTGAAATCGGCTCTCCGCGCTTCTCAGATACAGCAGGGAAGTTGATGTGTATCCAGCGACCTTCCTTCCAATCCTCCGTCTCCATAAGACGGCCCGCAGGGTCGTCGGGATGCCAGCGCGTTAGGATTACGATTTGGGCCGGCGGTACGTTGTCGATGTCGGGTTGAAGGCGGGTGGATAGAGCGGAGACGTAGTAGTTCCAAATCTTGTTGCGCTGGGTTGCGCTCTCAGCTTCCTCGCGTGACTTGAGGGGATCGTCAAGGAGTAGGAGATTGGCGGCGCGGCCCGAAGTCGTACCACCTACGCCGATGAAGTAGGCAGCGCCCGATGCTGTGGTGCGCCACTGGTCTACGGCGCGGCTGTCCTGGCTCATCTCAAAGTCAGGGAAGACCTGCTTGGTGATCGGCTCGTTGGCAAGGTCTCTGACTTGGCGCCCGAAGTCGGTGGCGAGCTGGGAGTTGTAGGATGTGGACATGATATAGCGCGAGGGCTTCTTCGCCATGAAGTAGGCGGGGAATATGACAGAGCCGTAAGTGGACTTGCCGTGGCGAGGCGGCATCGTGATGAGAATGTTTCGGACAGGAATTTC